CAAAATGAAGAGCTTTATCGCTCTGCTTTATCGGGTTTTTCCTGTGTTGGTATGTCAAAGTATCATGGGCAATTTAATCAAATTGTCAATCGGTTTCCCGGTTATAAGGTTTTGTCTGTGGATGGTAGTAATTTTGATGGGAGTGTACGTATTCGTGACCACGAGGAAAACTGTCGGTTGCGAGCAATGTCGTATGGTGGGCGTAAACGCTTGCTGTTTTGGAGTTGGTATTATGATTCTATTCATAAGTATTATTTGTTACCGAATGGGGATTTGGTGTTAGTCCACGGCACCCAATCTTCTGGCAATGTTAACACTGCCACTGATAACACATTGACAATGAATCGTAATGCTACAGCTTCTACAATACGTATTTGTCATGAATTGGGCCTACCGGATGACGCAGTTTGTGTGTTGAATTATTCTGATGATGTTTTAGTGTTGTGTAAAGAAGAGTTTCTTTTTGATCCCCTCCTATTCTACAGGTACATGGACCTTTCAGGTTATCCATGTACTGGTACTGATAAATGGGAAGATGTGTCAAAGTTGGAGTTCCTATCTCACACGCTCGTTTTCTTACCCCAATATGGCATGTATGTGCCAATCCCACGTCCTAGTAGGATTTTTGGTGGTTTAAAATGGGGAAACACAGCTCAGAGTATTCATTTAACCTTGCTGCGGGCTTGTGCTTTGCGCATGGAGTCATTTTTTATCCCTGAGTGTAGACTCTGGTTGGAGAGTTTTATTGGCTGGCTTTTGAATAATTATCGTGCTGAATTGGATTTGAAAAGTGAGGTTCATGGTGTGATTTTGTCTTTAGACTTAATCATGACCACCTACCTTGACGCCCGGTCTATAGTTGCGCTATATTTAGGTTTCGAAAGCGGTAGCTTTAAAATTAATGCCGCTTTAAGCCATTTATTATCTCTCGTTAATAACGATTCATTTTCGTTGTTTTTGTCATAAAGTATTTTGTACGATCCTCTGTTGCAATGCCAAAAGGAAAGAAGTCAAAGGCGAAAGCCCCAGTAGTTGTGGTCGAAAAGATCGCGAGCCCTCCTCCCCAGATGCCAAAAGCCAAAAAGAAGAAGCGAAAAATAGTAGCCCCTTCTGATTTGGCAGCTGGTTTCACGAAAGGACATGGTGGGTACTTGGGACAAGCCATTGGTGGTAAATTAGGTGGTTGGTTAGGTGATAAAGCAGGAGACATTATAGGTTCTATGTTTGGGTTTGGTGCATACGAGGGTAAAGAACAGATTGTTGGTCAACCCACACAAGCTAATTCTTTGCTTCATGGTACTCAAGCCCCAGCCATTGAGAATAAAGGTCAGGCACATATAATCCGTCACAGGGAGTATGTTACTGATGTTTTGTCTGCTGCAAATTTCACTAACACCGAATTTTCTATCAATCCAGGTAACACTAAGTTGTTTCCCTGGCTTTCTGCCATTGCTGCTGCTTATGAGGAGTAC